AGACTTGTTTTTGTGTAAGAAAACTAGCTTTTATATCATCAGTATCACAAACTTTTTGAAATAATGCTTTAAGACGTCTACTTTCTGTCAGATCAAAATCTGTTACTTTTGGTTCTCTTGATGCTGTCCATGATTCTTGCTCTGTCCACCATTTGTCGTCTTTGTCAATAAATGATAGATCATCATTGTATTCTATTCCTTCGTTATATATCCATGTAAGAGTTTCCTTATTAATAGGTTGATATCTAAATACTTTAGATTCCTCTAATAATTTTTCTTTATCATGTTCCATTGAAAATTTAAATATACAGTCTTCCATTTTAATCTCTCCTACCTAAATAATACATTCTGTTGCCCATGTCTAAAGCAACTATGTCACCGGTGGCAAACCAATCATCGTATATACAAGTATCTCCTTTTACATAAAGTTCATGGTCAACTATTTTCCAATCACAGTAAAATTTGTTTCCTAAAATTGTATATCCTTCAAAACATCTTTGTTTTACATATTCTACATATTCTAAGTTATCGAATTCTATGTTTATAGTAATAGGTCCTATTTCACTCATTCCCCAATTAGGTTGTACTATTGCTCCTCTTTTAACAAACGCCTCTATCATTTCCCAAGATACAGGATCACTACCACCTAATATTCTTTTTCCAGATAGATCACAATCTGTAAATCCTTTTGTGTTCATCAAAGCTGTCATCTGAGCAGGTGCTAAAAACGTATGAGTATAGTGTTGGAAATTTTTTAAAAAAGTAAAAGGATTAAATTTATTAAGAACTGTCACTTCTGCGTTTACACTGAAAGCAGGTAAACTTTGTGCTAACAAGCCACCAGCATGGGTCATTCTTGTAACAGTCAAAATTTTACTTGACACAGATATCTTTTGGGCTTCTACGGCTACCTTATTTGCCGCCTTTAGGTTTTCAGGAGACCTAAAAATTTCTTTGGATGGACCTGTTGTGCCACTACTAGAAATGGTTACACCCTCTTCCAAAATCTTTCCAAAATCAATCATTTTCATATCTTTCCAAACTATTATTGATTTGATTATTCACTTTAACGAACGTGCAAAGCTCATATAAGCGGTTTATGTGTTCTGCGCCTACATACGTACATGTACTCCTTAAACCCCCTTGTAACTGCTTTAAAATGCGTTTAATAGGCCCTTTACAGGGTATTAACAAGTCTCTACCTTCGTTGGGTTTGTAATCCATTTCGTCTGGATTTGTTTTATTGTACATTTTGGTACTGCCCAATCCATATAAATTTACATAGTGTTTTCCATCTATTTCTACCTGGTTATCACACTCATCACTACCACTTACCATACCCGCTATCATAACAATTTTGGCTCCTGCTCCTATTGCTTTCGCAACATCACCCGGAGTCACACAACCTCCATCAGAAACAATATCCAAACCAAATTTTGTTGCTTCAGGATAACAATCCATTATAGCACTCAATTGTGGTACACCGACTCCGACTTCTGATCTCGTTTTACAAGCCGCTCCACTGCCTACACCTACCTTTATTAAATTTGCTCCTGCCATTGCTAGTTTTTTAATTACTGACGGAGTTGCTATGTTTCCAGCACAAATTTTTATGTGTGGAAATTCTTTTCTAAATTGTTTTATTGTTTCTACCATTCCTTCAACATTAGCATACACATTAGCAATATCAATATTAATAATCCCTACGTCTGGAAAATGAGATATAATTTTTATAGTCTTTTCTCTGTCCTTGGGACGTACACCGCTTGTAATGGCAATATATCTTCTATCCTTTATTTCTTGAAGGTTGTTTAAATGTTCTTCTAACGTATATTCTTTGTGTATAAAAGTGAAAAAACGCATTGGTGTTAGTATGTTTGCTATCTTATATGTGCCAGTGCTTGTCATATTAGCAATAGCTATAGGATGTACTGTAGTATCTAACCAGTCAATCTCTATGTTTATATCTTTACGTGTGAGTGATTTAGATGCTTCACGTGGTTCTATCAAGACATCTTTAAAATCTAATTTAGTGACTTCTTTAACTTTAATATCCATTTTCGTTTATTTTAGCATGTTCATAGAACGGTGCTACTTTCCATTCTTGTGTAATTCTTCCTCGTCTGATGCTTCCAGGATCTGGAATACCTTGTTCGTTGTCTGTATCCCAATCAGTGATCTTTACCCATTGCCCTTTGTATCTATCTTTGTTATTAGGATCCAAAGGAAATTCAATAGTGCCAGGTTCTACTACTTTACTATATCTATGTGGCTTACCATAATGGCTCCAAATATAATCTTCAGTATAACCTAATTGTGATCCTATTAGTTTTACCATGTCTTTCATTTTTAAATTTTCGTCTTTTTCTTTTTGATATCTACCTAGCTGACCAACGTTTTTAAAACGTAAAGTTACATCAGGAATAGCTTCTCTTTTAATTAAATCATGTGCTCTAGAAGGTACTTCCTCATTTATTCCTTTTACAATTATGATTCCAAAGTTTAGATTGAAATCATTTTTTGTATTCTTTACTGCTTTTATTTTTTTATCAGCACAACGCATCTCGTCAATTTCTTGATACCAATCGTCATTGTCTATGCCATTTAGACTAATATATAAATGTTTTAGTCCTGTATCTTTTATTTTTTTTACAAAGTTAGCACTAGACAATCTTAAACCGTTCGTTACTAGAATAGCATTATGTCCATGCTCGAACGTTGTATTAATAAAGTCTAATAATTGTGGATGTAGAGTTGGCTCAGCACCAACCAGTCTAATCATTACTGGACGCTTTAACCTTTTTATAAAAGCCTTAAATTTTTCGAACTCCATGTCAGGAAAGGTTCTGTTAGGTAGATAACAATTTTTACAGGTCATGTTACACCTGTGCGTAATGTCAGCTACCACGTCAAAAAATGTACAGTCTTCTGCTTCTTGTTCGTAGTAATTTAGTTTGGATATATCAAAATCATTAATCATGTATGAATCTCATAGTATTTATAAACACTAAATATAATGAAAAGCATAATAGGTTTCCAATATGTATGATGTAAACAAATGGCAAGAATTATATCAACCCCACACTGATTATCAAATAAGCAAGTTTAACGTTACCGATCTACCTGACAAATACAACATAGATTTAAACAAATTAGATGAAGGCATTAAAAATACTTTACAAAATTTTCAAATGATACCCTATACTGTTGATGCTGGTAGGGCAGGCGTTATAAAAGTTCCTGGTTATTACGGTTTATGTTTTAAATGTAAAAAGGCTAGTACAGAGCCGTTATCAGAAGGCCTATCTAGTAATGTACACACCCACAGTAATAAGAATGAACAAATAGATTTAGAATACACTGAAAAAACTCCTGCTTGGTTTGATTACTTAGATGAGGTGGTCAGTAAATTTAGAGGCAATGTCACACAAATAAGATTAATAAAACTAGAAGCAGGACATAATCTTTTAAGTAGAGAGCAAACCAGTCATTTAGACTATCCTTGGTATAGAGGCATAAGATTACATTTATGTATCACTCCTGGAGTTGATTACGTGTGGCGGGTTTTAGGGGAAGATTATCATTTCGAGAGATCGGAAAAATTAAGATATTTAGATGTAGGCAAACCTCACGGTGCTGTCAATCAACATAACGAAGTTGATAGATTTGTTTTGAATATTAATTTAGCACCAAAATTAGATTTACACATTGACGAGCAAATAGAAAAACAAATTATTTAAATAAATTTAATTTTTTTTGTTTATATTCTTCGATTCTTTGCCTATTTATTTTACTGTATCCTCTTTTTATATACATTTCATCTAGTGTCATGCCTAGCAGTTCGTCCAAAGGCAATTTTGCTATGTATTCTGTCATATCAAAATTAGATAGTTTTTGTTTAAAAAAATATTTTTCCATAAACATTTCGCTGAATTCTGTAGCTTCTCTAAAGTTACTCCATTCGCTTTCCCATACTAACGGTCTATTATCTAATTTATTATTCAGCCTTCCTTTTGAATCAGGATTATTATATCCTTTGCTATATGCCCAATCTAATAATTCTTTGTTTTTTGTTTCGACGTAACCGTACTTTTCTGCGTCTACGCTAAAATCACTTTGTGTGGTGTTATCCTTATCTTTGCTTATATGTAATCCCCAATACCAATAGCTATCCCAATTCTTATTGAGCCAATCAATGCTTTCGTACCAATGACTAACCGGTTCATATGGCAACCCTGCTATCATACCAATAGTACCTCTATACAATCCAAGCCTATTATTGAATTGATCTCTAATCCATAGTAACCCTTCTTTTACTCTTTTTGGATCCATTCCTTTTCCAATACATTTAGCGGCCAATGGATGAAATGTTTCTATACCATAAAAATGTCCCCATACCCTTGCTCTACAAAGTAATTCTATTTGCTGTGGTCTTGATATCAATAAATCAGCTCTAATAAAAGAAGTAAAATTAGCCTTGAAAGGTAAAACTTCTACTGCTTTTGCTAATTTCTCTATTTTATTATCTCTGTCATTAAAAGTATCATCACCGATAATATAATTAGTAGTTCCCCATTTTTCATAGTTTGTCATTAATTCGTTATACAAATCATCAGAGCTTCTGCTGTAATCTTCTTTAACAGCTAGGAAAGCGTAATTACAATACTTACATTTAAATCTACAACCCCTAGTACATTCTAAAGTAAGGGCTTCGTGTGGTTCTATGAAATCATTAGGGTGATAATTACAATCATACTTGTCTATTACTAAACCTTTATAATGATGATTGGCATCTATTAATAAGCTATTAGGTGCCCAATCAGGATATTTTCCTATTGGCTCTGGTCCGCCTCTAAACATCCATTCTAACACAGGAGTAATGGCATGTTCACTATAACCGAATACCATACAGTCTGCTCCATAATCCATTTGATAAGGTTTGGGTCCTCCCATCAATATTTTAGCACCTGGATATTCTTTTTTTAAAAAATTAATTTTATTTAGGACCATTTCGTCGTTCATCCATAGATTACCAAAAGCAAATAAATCAACTTTATAAGGTAAAGAATCTACAAATTGTTTCACTTCCTTATCTGTCCACCTAGATAACCAATCTATTACCTCAACAGTCCATGATTGCGAACGCATCATATCAGCAATTTTATACGCACCCATAGTACGTCTAATGATATCGTCTCCACTTTCATTAAAAATTACTGCGTAATTCATTTTATTTTTGCCACCATATTCCAACAAGGATATGCCCAATAATCACTAAAAGAAGGTAAAGTCTCCTTTTCTAATAATAAAATATCAAAATTTTTAAATGTATCTAACATATCTTGTTCTTCTAGCTGTGGAGGAGTATAATCCACGCTACCTAATTTATTTTCTAACCTACCGGATTGATTACAATATATTCCTTCTTGATCTAACATTTTGTAAATAATATCAGCATACTTTTGCCTTAATTCGTGAGGTACAAAATGATATAAACCAAAGTCTATGATGACATTATATTTTTCATTTGTGTCAATTTTAAATATATCTATACAATCAAATGTACAATCACTTTTCTTTTCTTCAGCAATTTTAATTGCTGTTCTTGAAATATCTATACCGTGTACTGTAAAGCCTTTTTTACTTAAAGGAATACTGTTCCTGCCTTCACCGCAACCTACATCTAAAATTTTTCCTCCTTTAGGAAAAAAATTTATAAACTTTTCTAATACATTAGCCGGTGCTTTACCCCAAGCAGGATTTCCTTCGTGATAAATTTTATTCCAAAAATTAGGTAACCTAATCTCATAATCTGTGAGATTTTTATTGACCGGATATTGTGTTGGCATTAGGTAAGATCCGCAACTGCCTCTGCGTACGGCGCCTCGTATGCCCAACTAAAAATTACTCTTATAGAATCAGTACTGTTAACTATTTGATGGGGTACTTTAGTGTTTATTAAAGTAGGCATAACTGTAGCATGTTCACAAGCAAGTTCAGCATTTTCAACATAAGTCAACCATTCGTTGGATTGCCATATGCCTTTTTTATCCCCGAATTGGTCATAAATTTCTTCTGCTATCTCTCCACCAGTAAAAAACTTTGTGGTCTTAGTATTGTCACAGTTAGTAACAGGTATGCTTATTGCGGAACTCCTATGAGCATCAATATGTATTGGCCAAGATCCTTTACTACATTTCATTAATTTAATATGATTCTTTAATTTAGGATACTTGTCTCTTATACCCTTTAGATAATCATCTGCTTCTACATCAACAACCTTCACATCTGTATATATTGCTAGTGCTTCAACATCTGATAAACTTTTCCATTCATCAGTAAGCATATTATCTGCTATGCCTTTCATATAATCTAAATCTATGAATCCAGGTAGCTCTGTTAAATATGGTTCTTTCATAATGTTTTACCTTTCAATTTATCTTCAAATATTTGGCAAACATCTTCGTATGTTTCTTCAAAACACAACTGAAACACTATTCTTGTATCGTTGTCCTCTGTGAAGTACACATTATGATAATGTCCACCAGTATTTAATATTGCCCCGTATCCTTCATAATTGATACTGGCTACTTTATTTAGTGACTCATCATAGAACCAAGTCTCACCACAATTTTGCGTTAAAGGAAAGCTGATTACTGTTTGTCGTGGTATGTATGTCCCTTCAAACTCGTTATGGCGATTTTTATCCTTATGAATTTTACTTCCTGATTCGTTTACCTTCAAGAGCTGGCATACACAATTTAAACCTGTGTTGTTAAATTTTTGTATTGTGCTAGGTAGTTTAAAAAAACTTATTTTATAACTTATATCTACGAAAGCATTAGGCTTCAATGCTATTTCTAAAAGTTCTTTCTTAGTGCTTTCACTAAGAATGTTAGGTACAACTCTATAATAAGGATCATAACTTTGTAGCATATTGTTCTTTTTTAAGTTCATACTTATCTATTAATAAATCTGTTATTGATCCTGTTTTTGTAGTTGGTGTAACCCCACCACTAGAACTTGTAATGAATACCTCATCAGCAGATTCAAATAGTTCAATAGAAATAGGTGTTCTATTAAATTCTAAATTACATTCTTGTGCTATATCCTCAACTACAGTCATTGTGACTCCTCGTAGTACGTTGGCACTAGCTGTCATTATTTTTTTATCTTTTACTATTCCAACATTGAATCCAGGTCCTTCGGTTACGTTTCCTGAAGTATCAACAAGAACTGTAGTATCAAAATCTTTAGGACGTTGTATTTGGCTCATAGTTAGTTCTATCCAGGCCATGTTTTTAAAAGTTTGTCCATAGTAAGCATCATGAACCCTTTTGACTTGTTTGTCCAAGTAAAGTTTTACCATCGGTGTGGACGCTATAGGATAACTAGGTTTCATATACATAGCAAAATTTACAGGACAGTTTTCTAGATCTCTTGGATTACCGCTAGGAGGAAATCCTCTCCATAGAATAAACCAAACAAAAGCATCTTTAATTTCATTTTTGCTTTTTAGTGTTTTACAAATTTTTAATAAATCTACATCTGGTATTTTAAGTCCATATCTTTCAGCACTATTTCTAAATCTATTTTCATGTCGAGCAAAACAAAAGGCATTACCATTGTATACTGGCATCACATCATATGTCGCATCACAATGTATAAATCCAAAATCTAAAATACTTGGTCCTATATCTTTCAAAGGCATATATTCACCGTTCTTATATGCTGTTAGTTCTAATACGTTACTCATCAAATTTTACCTTCTTTAGTTGCGGATCATCAGGCAATTTTTTCTTAAGTTCTTTTAATCTATTAATACGCCATTCTAATAATTTAAAATCTAAAACCCAAGGAAAAATTGCGTGAATAAGACTTCCTATTGTTACTCCTAGTAGAAAAAAGAATTCAGCCATTGCTAATCTAAAATGCCACCAATACCCCGCATCTTCTCTACCTGCCTTTGCTTTTGCTTCTTTTAAATGTTTAGGATTGTACCACATAATTTCCTTTCAGCAAACTTCTACGTCTATTATATTCATTAATATCTAAACGCCAAACAGTTTGCTCACAGTTATATAATTCCATATCACAATATTTTTCTAGTATACCTTGCTTTGCTAAAAGGCCCATTAATCTGTGATTGCGAGCCGCTTTACCGTTTGAATGCTCTCGGTAAATGTTTGTAGTAATATATAGCTTATCTGTAGGACAGTAGTCTATAAAGCGAGGTATAAATTCTCTTTGTGTAACACTATTCCAATCACCTTTTCCTAATCCCTTAAAATTATTATTATGCGGAAGTTCGCAACCTCTAAATAGTATTCTCCAAGCATCATTGCTTACCTCTGGTAAAGGATGACATCCGGCAACTGCTATGATATTTTTATTTTCAATAGCACAAAAATATTCACCCCATTCCTTTGTTTTTTCAAACCTCATTTCTTTCAAACTACTATTGTTTACATAACCTAATTCTTTTGCTTTTTTACAAAAGTTTTCTAAGTCAGGAATGAGATCATCCGTTATTACTTTTACTTCAATCATAGTGGCATTAAATTTGTAACTATTGTTTCTGCTGTATTTTTATTAAGTTCAAGATTTACAACTAACCAATAACTATCATTATTTGTGCTATTGAATAATTGATGGACCTTTGCTGTATTCAAAAAGTATAAATGTCCTACACGCCAATTTAATACTTTATCTTCTAATATAAATGTACAAGGGTTTTCCATTGGACATATTAATCTACAACTATCTAAATTAAGATGCCTAAAATCTCTATGTGTAGGAAAATATCCGCCTGGTGCTAATTTTAAAATGTGTGTTCTAAAAAAATTACCTTCAAATGGATACAAAAACTTTTTAATATTTTCATTTTTTATGTAAGCATCTGTATATACATTAAAATCTTTTTCTTCATAATTTGTTTTATTTTCTTGATTGTATTCGTGTAAACTATCTAGATCAGGTACACCAGACAATCCGCCATCCAAACTTGTAAGGCTTAATCCGTATCTAGCGATTGGTTTTCTTGGATTGTATTTGACATAATCAAAATTTTCTTCTGTCCATTTTATGTAGGTTTTGCTATCAAAATTAAAACCTAGCCTAATAAAATCCCCATATTGTGTTATAGTTTGATAAAGGCCAGACAAGATATCCTCCAAATTCTATTCATATAAATATTTATTGAACGCATAAGAAGGTTTTAGCCAATATGAATAGACAAACTCAACTTGAAAATCAAATAAAGTTTATGAATTATGACCGTAGTAAAAACATGGACATAATACGTAATATGCAAAAGTGTCAAAGAAATTGGGACTACTCCAAAAAAATATGGGACGAAATAGTTGAATATTTACTATGGATAGCTGAAAACAGTCCTTCCAAACAATGGGAAGCGTATTATGATGTTTACTGGAGTGCAGATAGAAAAGTAATACAAGAAATATCTAGATATACTTGGGGGTGTACGCATAGCAGAAATCCTCCTAGCACATGGAGAAATGCTCAAAGCAATGCTAATATGTATATGTTGTTTGTTGCCAAAGAACCAGAAACACAAGAAAATTGTAATCCTGATGGCACATTAAAATCTAACACAAAAAATTCTAGATGGGAAAATGCTTATGTAAGCATTGGAATAGCAATGGGCCTAGTAATGCATGCGGCACATAAATTAGATATGGTGACAGGCTGTAATAAAAGCCACGGTGATATAAATGGTGATATGTTTTGGGAAAATAAATTAGGAATTTTAGATGACGTTAAAGCAGGTAAAAAGAAAATTGCTTATGGCATAGGTATAGGTTACCCACAGGAAGATAAAGAAAGATGGCAAACTGACGAAACAGAATTAGCAATCGGTGCTGGTAATGGCGATACACTTACTACACTGACAGAAAAAGATCCTAATTGGGTAGACACTCATTTGGTGACCGGCAAATCTGTAAGAAAAATAAAAATTGTTGATATAAAAAATAATCCAGAAGCAGTTGACCCTTATGGCAATTTACATCAAATACCTCTTACAAGTGATATAAAAATTAACACACAAAAAATACGCAAAATAAAGGTAATAGAAATTAAATGATCAATATTGTAGTCACTAGCAAACCATGTGATGGTTTGTTTTACTATAGTTATGAATATATGTCTATACTTAAAAGTATAGGCATGACTGTAAAATTAATTGTAATTAGTCATAGAAAGTTTAAAGAACAAGACTACGTAGATAGTATTACAGAAAAGTACATTCATTGTGATGATATTATTTTCAATGATTTTGATCCAGACGAAAATGATAAAACTTTGATACTTGGAAGAAGTATGATGACTTTGGGCTATCAAGATTTTAAAGACTATAATGAACAACAGCAACACACATTAAAAAAAGTATTCAAAGGTGACTTGATTGCTGTATATTCAGAAAATCATCCTACACGATATCATCAAGCATTATCATTTTTCAATCCAAGACGAATAATTGATCTATGTGACACAGATGTATATCCTGACGGACCAACAGATTTTCATTTTGAAAAACACATCAACTTTAGCATTTATAAAGATTTAAAAAATGATGTACAATTTAATCATTTATTTTTAGGCACAAATAATTTATATTACTCTACAGTGCAATCAATAATAAAGGATTATCCAGACCATGGTATAATTACTTACAATGAGGATTATATAGATCCAAATAATAATAATATATTTGCTCCTGTCAAGAACTTAATGGGTATGTTTGAAACTTATGTATATACTAAAGATACATTTGATCCTGCTCCAAGAATATTTCAAGAATGTAGATATTTTGGAAAGGAAATAATTTATCAAAGAGATAAAACAATAAAAGATGGAGGAAGTGTGTATTGGGAAAGAGGATTAACTGAGCCAGATGTCAAACCAATAATAAGGGCTATACAAGAACTTCACAAACAAGGAGTGACTAAATGATATCATATGACGGTTGGGATAGGGAATATGCTGAAAACAAAGATGCTTACATAGAAATATTTGATATTTTTATGAAACAACTTAATTATGAAAACGCTGAAGACTTTGAAAAACAAATAGCAGAATACGTAGGTAGAAAACATGTTGTCAGTGTTGCTTGTGCTACTGATGCCTTAGGATTTTCTTTAATGAGTCACGGTATAGGTCCTGGAGCAGAAGTATTAGTTACTGACTTCAGCTGGATATCTAGTTCATCTTGTATAAGCATGACCGGAGCAACACCTGTCTTTTGTGACATAGATTTAGATTCATATCATATAAGTTTAGATAGCATCAAGCGTATGGTAAGTCCAAGGACAAAAGCAATAATATATACACACCTGTTTGGAAACATGGTCGATGTAACAGAAATAATAGAATTTTGTAAAGAAAATAAAATATTTTTTATTGAAGATGCCGCACAGTCTCTTGGTTCAAGTTATAATAAAGTAAAAGCAGGAAGCATTGGACATTGTAGTTCTTTCAGTTTCAATACAAACAAAGTAATAGCAGGTATAAATGGCGGTGGTGTTTTTATGACCGACAATGAAGATATTGCTAACATAGTAAAGAAATTAAGACGACACGGTAAAGATAAAGACTTTGAAATGATAGGTTACAATTCTAGAATGTATGTTTTAAATTCGATGATAATAAAACAAAGAATGAAAAATATTGTTGAAACACAAAAAACAAGGCAGGAAATAGCACAAAAATACAACGAAGCATTTAAAGACCTTCCCGTGATTACACAGAAGCCTAGTCCTATACTAGATCATAATTTCCACAAGTACACAGTAAGATTTGAAAACAAAGATATTAGAAAAAAAGTTAAAAATGCTTTAGGTTTGTCAATACATTACGAACGGCCACTATCCGAAAATTCAATGTATGAACATTTAAAATACAGAAAAGATGATTGTAAAAATGCTAAACTAGTGGCAGATACAATAGTATCACTTCCTATACATGCTTGGTTAAAGGAAGAAGAAATTAATAAGATTATCGATACAGTAAAAACTAATTTTTCCGCATAAAGTCTTGAATATCTATTGCGGCTACCATGTGTGAACCACGTCCTGGATGTAAGTCATCTCTAGCCCTGTCAATAAAAAAAGATTTAGACTTCACAACATGTACATTGACTTTATTCCAAGGATAGTAAAAATCTTTGTAATAGTGTTCACAGGTAACATGATAATTTTTGATTCCTATATTATCCAAATGATATTTTGCCATATTCATTCTCATAAGTGAATCATACACAGTATCTATTTCGGTATGAAATCTTTCATAATACAATAGACTATCTTCTAATACTGATCCAGGTGGTGGCTTTTTCTTTGTTCCTATTTTTTGTAAATCCGTAGGCAAAAATCTTTTTATATTTCCGCCCATCCAGTCCTTGCGATCTTTGTCTAAAAATATACAATACCTATCAAAATAACTCCACATAATAACAACAATATCACCTTTTACAAATTTGGTGTGTAGGATTATATCTAGAATGTGTTTATTAGAAGCGCCAGGCACAGCAAAATTTACACATTTACGCTTCATGTTATTAGCAATTAATCTTGGCCAAGCAAGTTTACTAGGTTTTGGGCCATGGTATCCGTCCTTGGTACGACTTGGATCTCCATTTTTATCAACCCAGCAATCAGGAAGTCCTTCTCCGTAAGTATTACTACAACCAAATGCGACTAATCTGTCCATGCTTATATTTACCTGCCAGGCTTTAACAGATTAAATTTTACGGAAAATAAATATTGAAGCTAGAGTTGTATATGAGAAAACCAATATCATTAAAAGAATTAAAAGGTTCAGAATACAGAACAGTGGATTTTTATCTATCAAAATCCTGTAATAAGTCCTGCCACTACTGTACTGCTTGGACACTTGAAATGAGATATCTACACACTGACATGGATTTAGTGCGAACCATATTGAAAGGATTATCACCCTACAAGACAAGGATATGTTTACTAGGAGGTGAACCTGGATTGATAAAAAATTTAGATGAAATCATAGCAGAAATAAAAAAGCATGATAACTTAATTCCACAAGTCTTATCAAATAGTTTGGTAAGAAAGTTTTATCCTCATATTCTTGAAGATCCTGAAATAATATACATCGAACATTTAGTTTTAGATTTTTATGAAGATAGAATTGAAAAATTAGGCAATTGGCCTTTCTTACCTTTAAATGACAAAAATAATTATAACTTAATAATAGAAACGCCTGGCTATTTTAAATACAGAGATAGGTTTGATCTTACAGAGATAGATCACGAAAACACTGAATTTAAAGAATACAATTCTAGATCACCAGATTTTCATAGTGACCATGATATAATACAAGCACCAGAAATAGAGCGTAGAATATGTGCCAAGTTTCCACAGGTTCCTGTATTTGATTTTGAAATACAAAAGATTAGACATTGTAGCAGAAAAGCAATCAACGGTTCTAGAGAATTTGATATAACTGTAGAGAATATACAAAAAATGATGGAATACAAATTATTTGACTTTGAAAAATATTGTACAACTTGTATGGATATTATTCCTCCTAGACCAGAAGCTAGGAGGTTAGAAATTTTAGAAAAACTAGCATTGGAAAAAACAACAGTATGAACATCTACTCAGTAGCATTAAATATTCATGACCATAACACATATGACGGTACTTTCCATAACCAAATTGAACGTCATAATAGAATAAAGCATAATCTTAATTATGAATGGTCACATGACCCTAATCCTAGTAAAAAATTCTTTAATGAATTTGTGTTAGACAAATATAAAAGTAGAGATGAAAATAATATATTTGCATTTACTGTGTCAAATTTAGGACAAGAGTTTGTTATAGATTTGATCAACGAAAATTTTTATAATAATGATTTTTTAAAATTTAAACCAAAAAGTTTATGGGAACCGTTTCATAGAGGATGTGTGTATTACATTGATCATCATCAATCACATGCTACCTATGCCTTTCTTACTAGTGGCTTCACAGAATCTGACATATTAGCTATAGATGGAAGAGGTTGGCAGTTTAATTGTATTTTTATTGGTAAAGATGGTATAATTAAAGATCTCTCTAAGAAGATCCCAATTGGAGGACTGTGGAATAGATTAGCACAAGATATAGGATTTAGATATCTTGACGCAGGCAAAGTAATGGGATTAGCTGGATATGGAAAATACAATTATCAAACTGATGCTATGATAGAAACTTATTTAATGAACCCTAATCACACGCTACCCAGCTTTGCTCCTGAAGTAATTAAAAATAACAAAAGGGAAGATATAGCATATACATTACAATTTAAAACTATTGAACTTATAAAAAATTATGTGTATCCACTTAAAACTTGCGACAACATTTGTGTAGCAGGAGGAGTAGCATACAATGGTTACATGAATGAAGAATTAACAAAACATTACAAAAATGTACACGTTCCTCCCGCTGTGGGAGATGAAGGACAAGCATTAGGTACATATATGCACGCCGATTATTATTTAAATGATAATATACACAAGCCAAGCGTATTTGCTGGCAAAGAACAAAAAATAGATGCAGATTTATTCACAGGAATGAATTTTGAAAAATGGCCTTTTGAAAAATTAATCACAAAAGTAGCAGAAGAAATAGCAAATGGAAAAATAGTAGGATGGTATCAAGGAAAATCAGAAAGCGGAAATAGGGCATTAGGCAATAGAAGCATTCTTGCTGATCCAAGAAATCCAAATATAAAAGATATCATAAACAATAGAATTAAAAAACGTGAAGATTTTAGACCATTTGCGCCTAGTGTGTTAGAAGAACACTATCAAGATTTTTTTGATACTAACCAACCTAGCCCATATATGTCAAGAATTATGCCTGTAAAGGTAGATACAGTACCAGGTATAACTCATGTAGACGGAACTGCTAGAATACAAACTGTTAATAGACAATTCAATGAAAGATATTATGATTTGATTAATGCTTTCTATAAACACACTGGAATACCAATGTTATTAAATACCAGTTTCAACTGCCAGGAACCTATTGTAGAAACTCCACAAGACGCTTTGAAAACTTTTAACAATAGCGGATTAGATTTATTAGTGTTAGGAGATTATTTGATATGGAAGTAATTAATAAAAATTATTGGAAAGTATGGTGGGAAGCTATACAACATGGTCATGAAATAAAAGACATACTTTATAGCGTAGGTCCTGATCAAATGGAATCAAAAATACATCTTGTTGATTGTATTCCTTTAGATGAAATGAAAAAATTCAATGATTTAAAAATACATTTGTACGGTGGCTGGTATGGCTATCCTTTAATTAATCTTTTATTGACCAAGTTTTTAAACATAGAACACATTACAAATATTGACATGGACGAAAAAGCATTAGATTTATCCAGGAAATATACACAGGCATTAGAACTTGAACACAAAGTTTTTTTCAAACATAGAGATGTTAAAGATAAAATAGAAACATCATACTATAAAGACAAAGACGTAAGATTGGTAATTAATACATCAAGTGAACACATGGCAGATCTGCCTGATTTAATAGCAAATAAAGATTACACGCCTAACTGTGTATTTGCTTTACAAAGTAATAATATGTTTCATGTAAAAGATCAACATATTAATTGTTCAAATAATTTAGATGAATTTATAAAAAAGACTGGACTTACTAAGATATGGTTTGCTGACACTTATAAAATGTCAAACGGATATGAAAGATATACTGTTATTGGCAATCATCGAACTTAGATTTTAACCAATCAAAATCATTTATCAACCGAAGATCAGACCCCCTAGAAAAGCCAAACTCCATACCAGCATTAGCACCTCGAATCGCATCTTCACGAAATCTTCCATTAGCTGTAGTGGTCCATATTTTAAGTCTTTCATTTGTTTCTCCTTCTTGTTGTCTATCTATCACTTTACTACTTAATTTAGCACATTCTCTAAAAGCACTTTTCCATGTGTTGAATGAGTCAGTATCAAAAGCTGTTACATTACTTACTTTGTCAAACACAATAAAATTATCTGAAATGCTGGTTGTCATATCAAAACTGTTTACATTCATATTCTTAGTTAATTTTCTTGGTAGTAATTTCACTCCACCATAACCATAAGTTAGATTATTTACAGGATTCATGCTTTTATAAACATGAACAATATTTTCATTTTGTGAAGTAACAAAGTAATCAAAATTAAATTCTTTTGTAATGACAGCATCACCGTCTACTACATAAAAATATCGAGTGCTTGCCTTTTTTGCCGCTTCAATATGTGCTTGGTGTATTCCTTTTACTCCGTCTATCCTTTTGACTCTATCTCCAAAAACTCCTTTTACGTTAAATCTTTTGAAAAGATCATTATAATTTTCATCTGCGTTTGGTTCTCCATAACTTATAAAAACTATATCATGCATCTTTATTAATTACCCTGCCATAGTTTTGATTAACAGTTTTAAAAAAAATACTTTGTTCTTGGCTCAGCGGTTGAGTAGAAATAGGTAATTGTAATTGATTAATTAAGTTGTTACCTATATTCCATATCTCATTATGTAAAATATCCTCTGGTAATTCGTCTCTATTTGCCCATAGCTCGTCTAAATGTGTAAAGTCTCTTACATTAACGTAATCCCAATCCGAAAGCATTGTCATTTCTAAACCTTCTCTTGCTCCGTAAATAGCCCAGTCGCCATTTTTCACATCACTACCAACCATTGTCCAAATATACAACATGTTTAAATTTTTAGGATGTCCTTTTAAAAACTCAGAATGTGCTACCCTTTCTCCTCTATTAAGAGATAATTTAACACCTTCTCTAAAACCTGCTCGCCAGGCTTGTTTAGGAGTAAAATTATTATGAGTCAAACTAAAACAACTATTCTGCTGTATGTATTGTGCGTCCCAACAAAAGTCTACCTTGGCTTGAACATTGTATGGATCAGCATTCTCATGTGTTTTCATATTTAAAACATATTCTCTTGGCCAGCATTTCAATCCACCGTTTCCATACATTAGGCCGTTAATAATATTTTGTCCACACCAACTTATAACACTTTTTTCTAAATTAGCATGGGTGTCAAAGTCTAAGACTTGATCTAAAAATTCCTGTTTTATTGTGTTATCACCGTCAACTGTCACAAATCTGTCTGTTTCACTTATTCTAGCACACTCTTTATGTGCGGCATCTGAACCTAGTATCCCATGAACACGTTTTGCCCATGGAACTTTGTTTTTCAAATCAGCCCAATTTTTTTCAGCATTAGGTTCGTCATAACTTAAAAAAATAATATCTAGTTCTGCTATTTTAATTTTCATAATCACTCCTAATCACGCTGTCTCCAAACATCAAGTATATTAGTGTTTCATATTTTTCGTCTATTTCAATCCACATTTCTCCTACAAATTCGTTTGTAAAAGCCCTACAAGGAAATGCTTTTTGGATACCATAATACGGTCCAAGATGTTTACAAATAATTTTCATCTGTTTCCCTTGTTACGCAATCAGCAAATATATTTTTCGTGTATACGCTGTAAGATTCCATGTTTTTAAAAGGAAATGATTCCTTTGATCCTATTTTAAAAGTAAAAGTATTTAATAAGAAATGAGGATCTCCTTTTTTGGTTACATAAAAACTAACTTCATTTAAGTTTTTTGGTGTATCTATTGTGTTTAAATAACATTCACCTTTACTCTTGTCCACTACAAATTCTATTTCATGGAAATTATCTTTGGGGGCAGTTAATTCATTAAGCAAAAATTCTTGTGGCGCTTCATCATCATTTTTCTTTAACTGAAAATTTTTATCTCTTTTGTTGTAAATTACTTTCCAATTAATAAAATTTTCTTTAAGTGTTTGAAAAGGCTCAACTTGCTCGTTTGTAACCTCAATATGATTGTATGACTCGTTAATGCTTGGTCCTATACCAAAAATTTCACCTGTGTTTTTATCAAAAGATACGTATTGTTTGGTTCTAATATTCATTTAATATCCTTTCACAAAAATTATTCTTGGTATAATGTATTATGCCATGTTGTAAGTAATTTCCAATTTTTAGTTGTTTTTCTGCGTTGAAATAAAACGGAATTGTTTCTGTCCAATCTTCTTGTGTAGTTTCCCAATCTTGGACATGAGATTTCATATGAACAAAACTTGCTGGTTTAAAAATATAATTCTTGATATCTTCATCTAATAAAGTAATAGCATGATTTAAATCCATACTACTTACTTTGGGTGTAAATTTAGGAACATATATTTTATAATATTCCTTATAATTTCTACAAACTTGTTTAAGTTTTAAATAATATCTTAAAGCTGTATCATTTTGTTTAAAATAATGAAACGCACAGTATATATTAGGAATATTATTTTGAATAAACGCTTTTCTATAGTAATGACTAGTAACAGGATTATTTTTATATGTTCTCACATTACTTGTAAAACATAAATCATAATTTTTAAAGTACGACCACCAATAACTTATGTCATCTAAAAAAAGCATATCAGTATCCAGTAATACCGTTTCTTGATATGGAGTTTCATGATACGCTTTCCATCTAATATCTGTTCTGTAGAAGTTTTGTGTGTTTCTATCTGATGTAGGAATAGCAATTACATGATCGAACACATGCTTGTATTGATCAGAAACTTGATCACCGGTAAGCAAAGAAACGTTTTTGATATTTTGTGTTTGTTTTATACTCTTAGCACATAGATAGGCTTGTTGAATATGCTCTTCTCCAGTAGCTATCATAATATAACCTTTAGACATTTAAACTTCTCTCCAAACTAAACTTGTTCATTACATGTATATTCATACCCTTGACTGTAGAAAGAATATATTCATTAAATAATTTTTCTTTTTGTATGAGAAATGTTAGACTGTCGTCTTTTATTTTACACAAAATATCCCTATCTAGTGTATAATACATTTTTCCAGGTAAATTTTTAGCCCAATCTCCTTCTTGAAATCCGTTCATAATGTGTATACCCATGCTGAAAAGATGATCATTCCTAAAATTTCTACTTGCCAAATCATATACGTCACTGTAATGGTCCCAATTATCATACAAATGTCTTAATAGATCAAAAAATATTTTACTTTCTTGACTTTTTGTAAAATAAAAACATGTTGCCCAATAAAAAGGAATACCCTTGTCATTGATGTAATCAAACTCTTTGTAATTTCTCCAGGAACATAAATCTACTCCATGTCTATAAATTTGAAAATTATCATTTGTTTGAAAGGAGTGTTTAAATTTATCATTACATATTATATAATCCGTATCTAATACTAAAGTTTTATCATAAGGACTTAAATTAAAAGCATTATGTCTTTCATTGTTTTTAAAATTCAGTGTTGTCTTACGTTGTTGTCCATCATAATATCTTTTTTCATTGTGTTGCGAATCATCAATTTGAATAATCTTATCAAAAACATCATGATATTGAATATCAAGTTTGTCAAATGTAGATGTTACAATTGAAACAGGTAAATTTAAATATTTTTTTGAACGGGAAGCAAGTTCTACTGCTTGTTTTATATAATTAATAGAACCATTATTATTAGCAAAGCATAAGATTCCATTAGACATCTACTAAACCTTCTACACTACGTTTAGTGCTGAGAGTTTTGTACTCCTCATGATACTGATTTGTAGCTTCTGTATATTTGTGTAGTAGTGATTCTGTGAAGTCTTCCAAATCATCTATTTCGATAGGAGTTTTGTTGTCATCAATAATTAAAGTAGATGATGTTTTAGATAAAAGCATTGTACAAAAATTAATAAGCTCTCTATTAGCTGTAAATGTGCCACCAAGATAGTACGTAATTAAGTTTTCTTGATACTTTTCATATAGAATCCTCTTTTGGTTATTCAGAGTAGCAGAATAATTTGAAAATTCTAATGCTTTTTCAAGAGATTCTTCCATAGTTATACTCCTATATAATGTATAACTATTTAATCTTACAAAGCGTTGGTGGTATTGAAAGTTGGCGCCGGTACATTGACGCTATTTGTGTTATTTGGTCTATTTTGTTGAGCTGTGCTTGACGTTGTAGCAGTAACAGCTTCATCAAAATTTGGATTTGGACCTTTATCTTCATTAAAAGTAACTTTGAAATATAATACAGCTCCACTTTTGTATGCTTCTATCAAATAATCGTTGGCACTATACGCACTAGCCGCCTTATTAAATATTGTTACATAAGATCCAGGTAAATTACTGTAACCATAACTAGTTCCAATTGAACCGTTGCTTGTAGTGCTTCTTCCAAACACAACAGTACCTACTGAAGACATCAAACTTCTCCAGTCATTGTTGATAGGAGTGTTGCCTGATCCGATTAAACCGCTTATGTTGATTGTTCCGCCAGCGTTAAAATATACTCTCATATGATCTACACCACTAATTGTAGTTTGACTTCCGTCTCCGTTAGTAACAGAGTATCCGCCAAATGTTACTGTGAAGTAATGATCAATATCAGTTGACCAAGATGCTGTTCTTGAGCTTGTAATTCCTGATTCCAAACCTAATTGGCTAGGAGCTACACTTAATCTTGAAGATTGTGCTGTAATACTTAATGATTCGTACTGAGCGTATCCTTCTTTTGTAGAATTATTGCTATCTTCGATCGTATCTCCAACCGATGGAGGAGCAATTTCCGCAGGTAAACTTCCTGTCTGGTGAACTCTTATTTTTGTTAGATCCGTGTCAAGGTTAACCATATCTTGAGCTGTAACTGTATTACCTACCACAACAGTCTGACTAGTTACTGATTGTCCGTATCCTTCGTCTCCTGCTCCTAGTCCTAAAACTGCCGCTACCCTTGCTCTAATATTATTATACCTTGCCGCGGTGATTGTATCGCCTACTGCCATTTTACTTCCTTATATTTTATAACTTTAAAATACACTCCACTAAAGTTTCTTCATGCCTGTCGTTGCTTTCTAAAGCTACACCAATCATGTTTCCGTTTCCATCAACACTTGCTGTTCCGTTATCAGCAACAAATACAGCTTCCCCTTTATTTACCGGACCTGTAATTCTTACTGGCACTCTTCCGACTAAAGCTACTGCTTGACCTTCAGCCTCTGAATTCATTAAATAAGCTGGTTTTGTACTAATTACTCCTATACAAATACCTTCTCCATTTTCACATGCTTTTGCTTCGGCTTCTCCGCCTATCATCATTAGTGTTTTC